ATAACAATATTCCTCTTCTTCAAATAGTTATAGATGATGGTATCCCACATCCGCACCTGATAGAACACATCATTATAGTTCACTTTAGCATCATATGCCATAGTGAGAGCAAGTTCAATGAGTTTCATCTTGTCTTCCAGACGGTCAACAAGTTCAACGTCAATTATATTATATTCAATAAATTTCTGCCAACCCTTCGTGTAGAAGTCCTTAAAGGTATCAAACTCACTGTGGTCTAGTTTCTGCTGACCGAGTTCCACCTTTGCAATATAATCCAATCGATATGATTCCTGTGCCTTATAAGTAAACTTCTTATAAAGATCAAGATAGTCTAACTGACAAACACCACCAACATCAAATGTGGTATGAGTACGTCCCATAATATGAACTTCACCTTCACTACATAATCCCCAAGGTGACATCCTCTTCATCAACTTCTCACCATGCACTCTTCTCAAACGTTTGCATATGTAAGGTATATCATATAGTTGTATATTCCATCCAGTAATCACATCTGGAACATCCTGCATCCAATAATTAATAAAATTACTTAATAGATCATATTCAGTGGGGCAATGATGATAAGTTACATTCTTCTGTTTATTAATAAAAGGTTTGACACCCCAAGTGATAATCTGTTTTGTTGTATAGTCTTGAATACTAATTGCGAGTATCTCTTCGACACACGATTCCACATCAGGGAACCCTTGCTCAGACGCAACCTCAATATCAAGAGTAACAAGTTTAATCTTGCTGATGTCAAACTTGATCTCATCTTCAGGATACTTATCTGAGATATATTGATATATGTATCTGTCATTGCCATATATCTCAAAGTTCTCAACCCCATCATATTTCTTATAGAACTCCCTACAATCTCTAACTGAACCTGGTTTGATCGTTTCAACTGCTTCACCATTCAACGTTTTATATTTAGTATTCTTTTTAGACTTAACAAATAGAGTTGGAAAGAACTCATCACGATGTTCATACCTTATACCATTTTCAACTCCTCGGACCAAGAATTGGTTTCCGATTAGTTGAACGTTGGTGTAGAATTTCATTATTTAAGTAGGTCTTGATATTTTTCAAGTATAGTGGGTTTGGGTTCAACAAGTGTTAATATTTTATCAGATGACATCATGAACTCATTATCATTAGTACATCCCACCAACCAAGGTGATAGAGTATTATCTTCATGTAGAATAAATGGTTCAATCAATTTACAATTAGGATCTCCTATATCAATAGGAGCAACTTCTTCAAGTTGTGTAATTAACTTTTCACCATTCAATAGAATTAATAGTTTAATAATCATTTGCCATGTCCTACTAGTCTTCCCTCTTCGGGTTTGTCTTTTTTATAATTTATAATATCTTCAACATACATTTCTGTCAACTTTGTTACTGGTTCAACAATGGTAATAACCCAGTCTGCAGTAACAGGAATTTTTTGATCTTTAGATAGAGGCATCCAAGGAAACAAAGAGACTTGAAAACCCGATTGTTTTTTTGGACCTTCTTCCTTTTGAAGTTGGGGGTTTTGCATTTTTACAATACATGGTTTATCAAGATAATACCCAACAACTCTTCTTTCTTCTTCCTCACCTACTACCATTTCAGTAACATCAGCAATGACATCTTCTCCTGATTTCAGTAGCAGTAACTTAATAGCCATTTTTATATTGGTTAATAGAATGGTAGTTTCCTATCGCCTCCAATCCTGAAACTACCAAAGGGGATTGCAGCAGTCATAGGTAGCGAAAACTTACGACTCTGATATTATAACAAAGAAAAAGCACCCTGTCAATTGACAAGGTGCTGATCCATCTCGAACTCATTTGTATTTATAACCAGTCCTTACGGGCATGATGTTCTGGAACAATCTTACCTACAACAACTGTAAGTAATCCATCCTCAAAATTAACATCTCTAACTTCAGTGTCATCAGAGATTGCCCATGACCTATTGAAAGATCTTTGTGCTAGTCCTTGATGAGCATAAGTCTTATCGTCTTTCTCTTCTTTTTGCCCCTCTACATTTAACTTACCATATTCAGTGTAAACTTTAACTTCATCTTTCTTGAATCCAGCAAGAGCGATCTCTAGTCTAGATTCTACATTGTTTACATGAACGATATTATAAGGGGGATAATTTTCTTTAGTTGATTCGTCCCAAAATCTATTGAGATAATCATCTAATCCTATGCTGTTACGATTAATCTTCTCTATAAGTTCTGGAAGATTTGCAGCATGATATCTTTGAAGGTTGGTCATAATAGTCTCCTTTAAAAGCGAGTGTGAATTGCGTACCCTTACGGCGTACAATACTAATTATAACATTACCTAATGAAAATAGGTTCGGTTTCTACGTCCAATATTCATCCAATTGTTCTAACACGTTGGTGAGTATACGGGAAGCAGCACCTCTTTGACGGGTATCCCATTCAGGATACCATGCTTTACTGTCTATACCGTTTTTCATTCGGGTGACTTTGGCAGTCATCTCCACTTTGTCTAGGCGACCATTCATTCTTCTTGGGGTTTTCCTTTCTTTCCTATATTATACTTTTGTTCTAGTATCCAGTCACCTTTGTCTTTGTATGCTAATACTTTGATCTGATTAAGTGGAGCAATATCTGCAACCGATTCTGGTTTTACTACGGATATGAGACCCCAATCAGCAAGGAGACGAGTAATACGATTCCGACGCTGAACGTCGTTAACAGTAAGGTTAGCGTGTTTACCATCAAGAGCAAATAACTCCTTGAAGTGAACTATAAAATATCTTCCCTGCTTATGAAGAATGTGGCAGGACTGATACAATTTCTTTTCTTTTCTACTTGCTACTCCAATTCTTGTGAGTGTTTCTCTTACCTTTAAAAAATCATCTGGTTCATTTAAAAGAACTTCTACCATTTGGTCTTGAGACCATTGTATAGTAGGTTCTGCTGTAGTAACAGTCATTGCGATCCTCCAGTGTCAAGTCGTTGTTTAATGTAGTCGAGTTGTTGTTTTGATAAGATTTTCAGTGCTTGAGACGCTTTCTCATTACTATAACCATAGTATTCTTTTACACATTGAAGATCCGTGACTTTATCCTTACGGAGCCAGGGAGAGAATCTCTTCTTTTTCCTCAAAGTATTTAGATAAAAAGAATATTGCATATCTTTATCTAAAGACGGATATCTATTCATCTCATTCACAAACATAATACAATCAAGGTGTCCAGACAAACAACGATTGATAATATATGGAGGATAATTTTTAATAACAGAAGGATCTTCTTCAATAAGATTATTCTTATTGAAGTTAATAGAATTTAACCAGTCTTTTAGTTCTGTCATAATACATGGTAAGGATCAATTTCTTCGCCCAGTTCATCCACATCTCTCAACAAATTACTAAACCTATTATCAGCAGCAGCTAACTTCTGCTCACCTTTAGTAGTGTAATGTAATATGACTGGATTGAAAAACTCTTGATGTTTTTGTTCAACATATCCCATTGTAACATCCTGTATACCAAACATGCCACCTGTAGATGAAAGACGACTTAATAGAATCCAAACTGCATACTGATCAACAATACGTGAGTTTGGAATGGGCATCAGTTGAGCACCATTTTTAAAGATGTTCATCAACTCTGTCAGTTCATCTAACTTATCTACAATCTTAATATGAATATCATTATTGAGCAACATCACACCACAACAATACTTATAGATCTCTTCCTTACCACCAAGAGCATAGATTGCTTTATCAACTTTACTTAATGCTTCTCTTATACCCTTACCACCACCAGTGTTTGGGTCGTGTCTAAATCCAAATTCTTCTCTACCATATACATCATACCTTGAATAAGTATCAAAGATATATTGTACATCATCATAAAAGATAGTATCAGAATCCAAGTAAAGAATATTGCAAGACTGATCCTTAAAATGCTTTAGGTTATACCATCTATGAATGGACCATGCACTAAGCATATTATAATCAAACCCATCTTCAAATGGTAAAACATTTACGTTGTAAGTAAGATGGAAATAAGGGGGAATAAAAGCAGGGTCGTCACAAAAAAGATAAACAGATATTTCATTATTAAATTCTCTTAAGGAACGGATACTGTGATCAAGACGTTTTAATTCATGATCATTTATATGATCATGTTTATTTTTCAAATACGAATAACAAATTACATTCACTACATTTTCTCCATGTCCATACTTTTGTTTCTAATAATAATACAATTATTAGCATGATCAGGAACGAATTCTAACAAATGATCATAGTCCCACATCATCTCTTCGTATAATGCATTAAGACGATCCATATCTTCCCATAAGTCATTTATATGTTCACCACTCATGAGACCATACCTTCTGCTTTTAGTTTGTCATATTTATAACATCCATTAAAGAATTCTTTAATTTTTGGTTGTTTATTATAATTAAACAATAACAATTCCTTTCTTTGTTTTTGTTCTCTCATATACTCACCAACAGAACGCATAGTATAAGTTAAATCAAACTCACCAGCATTCCAACTCTTAAATCTCTCTTTAATTAACTGGTCTGAATTATAACTAATCAACATATCTATTTTAGATTTATCACAATCTGCTGCAAATTGATCATGGTCAAAATGTTTATGCATCTCACCCTTCTTACCATAAAGATTATCTTTAATATCATAAGGAGGATCTAGATACATGAAAAGACCATCATGAATATCATTCTCCATTAGATGTTCATAAGAATATTGATTAATATGCCAATGAGATATTATTTCAGAATAACCAGGCAGTTTTTCAATACCTCTCATTGAAAAGTTAGAGACAGATGCTTGTTTAGAAAATGAAGATGATTCAGTGAGTCCAGAAAAACTACACTTGTTAACAATATAAAATGCTGCTGCTCTTTCTATACAATCTAAACTCTTATCATTGATTGCTTCTTTACATTCTAGAAAAAGTTCTTTAGCAGAATCTGGATCTGGATGAGTTGATTTATAATTAAGTATTTTATCAGTTAATTCACCACCAAAGGTTTGTAACTGAACCCAAAAATTAATTAAGGGTTCATACAAATCATTAACTGTAATTTTAAGATTGGGATATTTTTTAGTTACATGAATAGCAACACTTCCACCACCTAAAAAAGGTTCACGAAATTCTGTATACTCGCTCAAATCGGGGAAGTATTGATCCATCTTGATGCAAGCACGAGACTTGCCGCCAGGATAACGAAGACATGTTTTAAGTTGTTTTTGACTAAATTTTGTCATTAATAAAGTTTATCGTATGGTCCTTGTCGTAGTTCTATTACGACAGCATCTACGATGCGATTAAAAGATTTTGACATCTGGCGATATCCAGATCCAACATACATCTGACCTGCAAATACTGATACAGTCGCTGCACCCCAGAATATGTAATACCATTTAGACTTAATTTGGTGTCTTTGTTTTTTTGTTAATGTTTTCATGAGTGTGATTTTTTTCAAGTTTACCAGACATCTCATATGCATCCTTGTTGCCACCATGACCATGTGCGATACCTAGTTCATGCATTTTAGCATGTTCGTCAATTTGATCTCTGAGTTCTTTTTTACCAGGACCAAACGTAAGATAAATTCCATAAATGACTAAACCCAAAACAACTAAACCAAAGAATAAAACAAATCCTTGATCTGGTGTTAGATTTAAATGAGGGATTATAACATCAGGTTGTTTCTCCCATGTACCAGGTAAATTATACACTGAAGGTTTTGATAGAAAAATCATTTCGTTAAATCCTCGATTGTAAATAAACTGCAAAGTTCTAAATCATTATCTATCATAGCATCCTTACCCCCTTCTTGTCTATCTACTATTGAGACTACACGTTCAACCACATATCCCTGATCCCGCAAAACCTTAACTGCTTTGATAGAAGATCCACCTGTAGTCACAACATCTTCTAGTACAGTTATCTTTGATCCTTTAACAGGTAATGGACCTTCTATTTGAGATGCAGTACCATATCCTTTAGGTTCCTTACGAATAATTAAAGCATTAACCATTCTACCATCTAAAGCAGATACTAATGAAACTCCACTTACTAATGGATCAGCACCAAGAGTAAGACCTGCTACTACGTTTGTTTGAACCTCTTTTAACATTAATAAACTGGTCAGGGTAAGTCCTCTACCAGTTAATATAATAGGTTTGCAATTTACATAGTGTTCACTTTTCTTACCAGAAGAAAGTGTGAAGTCACCTTTACGATAACCTCTTTCTTTTATCAGTTCTAATAATTCTTCTTTCATTTCATCATCTCCATGATAGCAAAAAACGCAATAAAACCAGAACCCACTCCACTAATCATTAATATTATACCTAACCACCCAAAGCAAGTCATTTGAATTTACATTCAACCATAATCTCTGTAAGACACGCAAGCATATTTATCTCCTGATCAGCAACAAATGCTACTTGATACTGGTACTTTGCAATAACAAGAACGGCAGCAGGAATAGAGGCAGGGACAAGGGATTCGTTAAGACTATCGTAAATGCGACGCAGTAATACACTAGAATCATTATCCAAATTGCCAACAATCCACTTCCTAACTTCGGGAAAGTTTTTTTCTTTGAGGTTTTTAATGAGATCATTAACTTTTACATCACTAAAGTAAGCAAGTATGCCACTATCTATCTTACCTCCTACTGAATATCTTTGCAACTCATTTAACACTCTCCTCCAATCAGGAAAGTGTTTGTTAATTAATTCTGCTACAACTTTCTTATCTGATTCTATTCTTTCTTGTTCCAGTATTGAGTTAACACGTTTGAAAAAGCATGTTGCGATGTCTGTTTTTTGCTTTCCTTTGAAGGTAAAGTCGATGACAGCACATCTGCTGTGGAGGGGTTCAATGATTTTGTTCTTGTAATTGCAGGTAAAAATGAATCTGCAGTTTCTGGAGAACTCCTCAATACTCGCTCGCAAAAGGAGCTGTACGTCGGAAGTGGTATTGTCTGCCTCATCGATGATGATAACCTTGTGCTTTGACTCACTTGTGAGAGATACCGTAGACGCAAAATTCTTGGCGTTATTCCGAACTGTATCAAGAAACCTTCCCTCATCCGATCCATTAACCACATAATAGTCTACTCCTAATTGTTTACAAAGTGCCTTTGCTACTGTCGTCTTTCCAACGCCAGGTGGACCAGACAATAGCATGTTTGGTATCTCACCCTTATTTAGAAATTCCTGAAAGGTTTTCTTGATACTATCTGGTAAGATACAATCTTCAATTGTTTGGGGTCTGTATTTCTCAACCCAAATAAAATCACTCATAAATCATAACCAATTTGGTTTTCTGGATTCGTCACGTAGATAATTAGATGCAGCCCAAGGTTTGCTGCCAATGTAATTTTTGTAAGCAGTAAAAGTGTCAATGCTTGTGTCATGTTTATACTCATCTGGCATGGCACGAGTAAAGGATTCCACCATACAGTAACATGTAATTACTTCTCCTGCAAATTTGTGGAATGTTTTCTTTGCTTCAAACAATGCATCAGCACATCCATGCACTTTATTATAACGATGATTATACTCATCAGATAATGCACAACCATGCTGGATCAACCATGCAGTATTGTATATACTTGCTGCAGCCCATTGAGTGCAAGGATGGTTCCTGAAAGCACCTTTAGATGTCCTGTATGGGGTGCCATCTTTCTTTTTAACTAAATCATCACCCCAGTCATAATACCAGTGTGAAAAGACAATAGAGAGCATCTGACATGTCTCTAAAGGCATCTTGACTACATGTTTGTCAGGCAATACTTTTGCCGATACATGTGGATCAGGATCGGTTACAAAAATGTTCATAATAATATTCTAGCATTTAATTGTTCCAGTGTCTAATTACACCTGCAACAATAAAACAATTAGTGAGGAGATAAGTAAGAAAGATGCCAGATCGAACAATGAGTACAATATTGTCATACCTCTTGGTCTGCGAATCAGAGAACGAACCCAACGCATACTTCCATATCCTCCATAACTTTTTCATGATTTAATTTTATCCCTTTTTCTTAATGGTGTCTTACGATCATGTTTTAAATTGTGTTTTAATTTTTGTAAGTATTTAATGTGATCACTAATACTTAAACCTTTAATCATTACTCGAATAGATGATGTTTACTTGTTCCTGCATTATCATTTGAAATATTTCCTATTCCAGTTTCTTCCGTTTCTATCAAATCAAAACTCCAATCTTCTATTACAGTATTTGATAAAAACAAATCACTAAGAGTATATAACTCTTTCTCTGCTATTTCATAGTCTGGTGCATCAAACCAAAAATCAATACACTTACCAATTCTCAATAAATGAGGTTCAAGAGAAGGAGCAACTCTTTTCGTATTATTCATTACAGCATTACCTGCAGCATCCGATACGGATCCTCTTAATTTTACAAATACAGTTGCTTTGAATCTCATTGTTTAGTCGTGTTACTACGAGTTCTGTTTATAATACTAATAAACTTATCACCTGCAAATGTGCCACCAAGACACACATCAATCTCATCACCATCTTTCCAATTGGTATCACCATTCATTTTGGTGTGAGTCATTGCTACTTGAATTTGATCAATTATCTTTTGTGTGATTCTCACGAATTTCCTCTAGTAGATGATTAACTTTAACAAGATTGTCAAGTTCCATAATATTATCTGCAATATGTTTTGCAATGTATGGTTCTTCAGTTCTTGCTGCAAATGCCAATGCATTGCGGAGAGATTCAACAGCTTCATTCACACTATCTTCTACTTGTTTAGATACTTTCATAATCCAAATGTAGAATCAGGTTCTAGTGCAATGTAGTAAGTTAGATCACGATTCTTATTAGTGAACCTAGATATATTCTTTTGGCAACAAACTACATTGTATGTACCAGGAACAATCTTAATATTCTCCACCTTAAAATTAAAAGAGAATGTGTCAGAAGTATCTCCAACAATGATAGAGAAATCATTTGATAGTGGATTCTTCTTATCTCTTACAAGAATTTTTACTACACCATCACCACCAACTACAGCAAGATCAGGTAATTGATAGATCGCTGCTGCTTTAAGAAGTTTATCTAGTTGTTCCGTACTTAACTCAAAAGATACATCTTCACTAGGAAGAGTCATTGGTCTATCTGGAGGAAGAACTATGCAATTAGGATCAGCAAAGAAAAACTTTGATCTCATCCTACCTTCTTTAATTACAACATAACTATCCTCATGAAAATCCAATTCAGGAATCCTTGGTTTATGAAGTTCAAGTCCATTTAAAAATTGACTTAAATCATATATACCAAAATCTTTAGGCAACTCTTCATCTATAGTTGCTTCAGCAAGAATGTTCTTCATCACACTAACAGTGCGAAGTTTTGTTCCCTGCTTAAAAAGAATTGACTGGTTAATAGTCGAAAAGTTTTTAAGTAGTGAGAGAGTTGATTCAGAAAGTTTCATAACCACGGGTCGGAGTTTCATTTAATTGTCCACTAAAATGATATAGTAGAAGTGAATAGTGTAGTGCTTTTAGTATATCACGTTTTGCTTGTCCTTTCTTGTCGTATCGACTCAAGTACTTTATTGCATTAGATCTACAGAATGCTTCTGCATCTCCTACAGATTCGATAAGATCAAGGGTTTGGACGCTATTATTATCAGAAGTATAGTGTCCACCATAAGTGGTAGAAATATAATTCTTAAGAGCTTCGATTGACTCATCTTCTTTATACTTTCTAGTACTACTATCTTCTATTCCTGAAGAAACTGGTTTATCGATAAGATGTGCTATTGCATCATCATTATCAGAAAGTGTATTAAATGATGATGGCATCTCATCTACTAAATGATCAACTGCGTCTGCATAATCACCACCCGTAACTACAGAATCGGGAGGAATTGTTATGGTAAGTTCTTCTGCATTTAGACTTACAGTGTGTATCTCTTCATTAACTGCTGCAGTATTACCTACTCCAGTATTAATCTCTATGTTACCAGTCATAATGGGAAAGTTTTCATCAAGTGTTCCGTTGAGAGTGTCATATGCTAAACTCCATGCGTTAACCATATTCAAATAAGAAATTGTTCACAAGATTCTCCGCTTTTTCTTTTCCAAACTTGGCAGCAAGATAACCTCCAACTGGATCAAGTTTAGTCATGTAAGCATCAAAATCTTTGTATACACTGGTATCAGTTCCAGTGGGTTTCTCTAATTCTATCATATCTTTGTAAGTAGTCAAGTACTTAACAAACATATCTAAATGTTCATCAACCTCATCTGGTTTACAATATCTCACAAAGATATTATCAGAGAAGTGATTACCCTTTTCAAAGAAACGATAGTCTTC